CAAAATTGATTGCTGGGTCTAAAGACATTAACACTCCTTAATTTCTTAATCTTATACTGAGGCGTATAGACGCCCCAGATATAAAACTATGAAAGGGTAATTTCAACTGATACTTGCCATGTTTGGCCAGAGGTTTTAGTCCCTTGGTTAGATACAAGGCGATTCATGTTTTTAGCAGAATTAGAGTTACCATTAGCAACAGTAAATTCCTTCCAAGCATAATTAGCAACCAAACCAGTAAAAGTGGCTCTATAAGTTGCTTTTTGGCTTGTTCCGTATGTTGGATAGCTTCCATCCATAGCAACATAATCTTTGTTTGTTACAGCTAATAAACCTGTTTGAGCTGGATCAGCAGCAGTGTCATCATCGCCAACACCAATATAGGCATTTGTGTTGTCAAATTTAGTACCACTTGATGCAGAAGCTAAAATAGTCCACATCTCATTGATACCTTCATTAAGCAATAGATTTTCACCGATACATTTATCTTCATAAGCGTTACCTGCTTGGAAGTCTGCATCACTAGTGAACTTCTTAATAAACCATGTACCATGAAATTTTGCGCCTTCTGATTTTGTAATTTTTTTAGACATTTAGTCCTCCCTCAATTCTTGCAATTTCTGCCTCAAGGTTAGGTACTTCTGCTAAGAACCTCTTAGCTACTTCAATTGGCACTTCTCGGAAAGCATCAATTGTTGGGTCGTACATATTAACCATATAGACTCCTTAATTTATTACTTTTTACTTTTTTTAACTTCGACTTTTTCTACTTTTACAGTAACTGTTTCTTTTTTAATCTCTGGTTTAATCTCTTCAATGAGATTTAGTACCTTTGAATTAACAAGTTCAGCTACTTCATCACAATCACCCAATATTATCTCTTCTCCAATGTTGTGTAATACACCATCTTTTTGGAGATTAGATAAAACCTTGTATTTTCTATTCATGATCTCTCCTATCTGTGACCTACAGTTATACTAGGTGTAGTCCCAGTAATAGTGGCTTTGATACTTGTGGCAAAATATAAACCATGATCGGTATTAAATGTAACTGTTGAATTGGCAGCAGCAGCTAATACAATTTTGGCAGTAGTATTATCTTTTAGTATTAAAGTAGCAGCGTCAGAACCTCCAGTTAGAATTATCGAATAGACATAACCAGCTGAAGTTTTGACATCACCAGTAGCCTGTAGATAACTTATATTAGATGGTTTTAAATCCATATAAACTCCATTATGGTTTCATTACTATTACATTGAAGGTATTATCAGCAGTCGCGGCAGCAGCGAGAGTAACAGTAACTGAACCATCAGCTCCTAAAACTACGTTATCAACGAACTGATCTTGATTACCTGTTGGTAATATCCCAATCATTAATCCAGCAACTAGGTCAGCATCAGCCGCAGAAGCCCCAGAGGAATTACCAGTAGAAACAGTAACAGCAACTGATTTATAACCAAATTTAGCTTTAGTAACAGCATTAGCATTAAGCTTCGATGTAGTTACTGCATTACTTGCAATTGTTACAGCTCCAGTTGTAGCAATTGTAGCATCTCCACTCATGGCCACTGATGTTGGTGCTTTAGTGGTAGCAGCGCCAACTATAATATCAGCTTCATTTGTTAAAGCTGCTATTTTTGCGAGGGTAACATTGGCATCTTTAATTTTGAGCGTTTCAACTGCATCAGATGCTAATTTACTTGCTCCAACAGCTCCATTGGCAATAGTAACCGCGCCAGTAGCCGCAATAGTGGCATCGCCACTCATAGCAACATAAGCTGGGGTTTTAGTAGTTGCAGCAGCAACAATAATATCAGCTTCGGCGCCAGCAGCAGCAAGTTTAGCTAATGTAACATTGGCATCTTTAATTTTAGCGGTTTCAACAGCAGAATCTCCTAGCTTTGTTACAGTAACTGCACCAGTAGCAATTTTGTCTGATGTTACGTTAGAATCCTTAATCTTTAAGGTTTCTACAGAATCAGTAGCTAATTTGGCAGCGGTAACATTACTATCTTTGATTTTTAGTGTCTCGACTGAATCAGTAGCAAGTTTACCTGCAGTAACATTAGAATCCTTAATCTTTGCAGTTTCTACACTGTCAGATGCTAATTTACCTGCTGTAATGGCACTGTCAGCAATTTCAGTCGTGCTAATAGTTCCAGTACCAGCATCTAATGCTGCTGTAACAATGCTTGGAGCAACCAATTTTGTCATAATTTTTTGCATATAAGCTCCTTATTATTTAATTATTAAGCAACAGCATTCTTGATTAAGTAAGCAGCGGAAGTAGCGACCAATTTCTGATCATAGGATTCGCTAACTTCAACAAATATGCCTTTTCTGCCTTCTGGTTTGTATTTTGATACTTGTTTAGGATCAGATACAAAGTGGTAACCAAGAGTAACCTTTCTTGCGCCAGGATTCTTATCGGCGTAGATTAACCAAGCATGTTTACCCCAAATAGATGCTATAACGTCGGTTTGACCTTCTTTAGCAGAATTGTAGTAAGCAGCCCCAATCAAAACTTGTTCAACATCAAATAATCTGGCCAATAATTCTTGAGTAGTAACACCAAGTTGGCTGTATTTAATGCGGTCAACAATATCAGGATGGTCTACTAATTTATCGAATACTGTTTTACCAAGTAGCAAGATATTTGGTTTTTTTAGTGTTGAACCAAAAACTGTAGATTTAGCAGTATTGATATTTGAGAATGGGTCGGAATTTGTATAATCACTCCATTGAGAAGTACCAGACAAGGTGGTATTTTGAGTAATTGTACCAGTGTCTGCCAAAGTTGTTGCAAGAGAAAGCTCTTTAGTAACAAGTAGTTTCTCAAGTACTACTTCAGTTGCGTCCATCTCTGGATCGATTGGTTGATCAGCCTGATCGACTAATTTGTCAGGGACAAATTCTTTAAGAGCATATTCATTAATAGAATATGTGCCTTGAGCGGCCATTGAATGAGAAATTTCACGAGCTGGATCGCCCATTGCTCGGTAAGAGTTCTCTACACGGAATTTAGTTTTATCAAATGTAAAATATTTACCAGTATCTTTGCTAACTTTAAAGTTTGGTAAAATAATCTCTGCAACATAAGCAGGATTAGAATATGCAACTGCAAAGTTACTTAATACTGGATCAATATATACATCGCTTTTTGTTAGTTTTGACATATTATCTCCTTTTGCTTTCTTCTATTTATTAGTAATTGAACTTTCTGATTTCAATTGCGAAAATATCGCCAGTTGATGCAGCCTGTAAGGCCATACCAAGTACGTGATCGCCGCCACTAGTAGTAGCAATAGCTTTACCATTAGAATCAGCAGTTACTAAATTACCTGCACTTACTGAACCACCAGCGATAACTTTAGTAATACCACCAACAGCTACAGATGCCATTTGACCAGATGTTGGTTTATTTTGTAGTACACCAAGGATTGCATCGCTAGCAGCAGTTGACTTTTCTATTGTATCTTCGGTTGAGCCGAGTTTAACAATATAGTGTTGAAGACTTGATAAGTCAGCGCCAGCTTTGATACTAAATAGTTGTTCTTCATTTACGAATGCCATATTGACTCCTTTTATTTACCTAATTCAGGGTTAGATTTTAAAACTTCTCTAACAGCAGTTTTATAATCGACACCTTTTTCTTCGCTTAATTTTCTAGCTTCTTTGTCTAATTCAACCCTGTTATCTTCATCAGGTGTCTCATCAGAGCCACTTCCTTCTTCACTAAATTGAATTACAGAAGGGCTATCAGTTAGAATAGATTTAAATTGATTTGCTTGGTCGTCAGATAAACTCATTAAAAAATTAACAATAGAATCAGACTGTTTTGGTAAAACCTTCCCATCTTCAGTTAATTTTTTAACTTCGTCTTTTATATCGCGTTCACGAAGCACTAATTTTAATCTTTCATTTTCTTCTTTGAATTTTAAAACTTCAGAATTTTCTTTTAACTCAACTGATTCCTCTAGTTTAGATTCAACTTCTTCCTCTTTGGTCTCTTCCTTAATCTCCTCTTTGACCTCTTCGGCTGGTTGATTATTTTCAACTTTTGGTTCTTCAGTTAATTCAACAGTCTCTTCTTCAGTCTTAGATTCTTCTTTTATTTCTTCCTGAATTTCTTTAGCTTCTTCTTTAAGCTCTTCCTTTTTTTCATCTTCCATACTAACTCCTTTAACTTCTTGATTAGTTGCGTTTTCCATTTCGTTCATTGGAATCGCCGAAACAATATTTTTTGATATGTTTTCACTTAACATTACTGGTTGCATGCCTTCTAAAAATGGTCTATTGGTAAGTGCTACTGCTAGTAAACATGCACCAACATTTTTTCCTGATTCTTTATCTTGATAGTCAAAAGTAAATTCAGGGCTGATAAAGCGGTACTCTTTGTTTTTTATCATTTCCGCAGCTTTTTTTGTCCATTCAACTACAGCCCAAAGACCATTTACGCCTTTATCAACTAATTCTTTAACCCATCCAGCAGCAGGAGCTTCTGGGGTAGGG